GCAGTGATAACTGGGATGCTAAGGTAAACGTATTACAAATGTAGGTACTCCTACGGCTTTAGCGGACGCTACAACAAAAGCTTATGTAGACGGTATTGCTTCTGCTATTGCTACAGGTGTTGGGCTTACTCCAGACTTTAATAAATTCACAGGGGACGGTACGACTGATACCTTCTCTCTTTCCTTTACTACAAACGGTGTAGCTTCTTCAGCTGTGCTTGTGTCAATCGACGGTGCCGTACAAGACCCAGACGACTATACGGTAGCAGGTGGAGCAGATGAGATACAGTTCGATACACCGCCTGTCAATCTTTCAGAAATCCTTGTTATTGAGCGGGGATATAAAGTAGCAACAGATATTCCGACAGAGTATGATTGGGGAAGTGTAGCCACTGATCCTGTATCAGCCTCTTATTCTTACGGACAAATAGTATAACACATTATGAGCATCGCAGTACAAATTCGCAGAGGAACCGCAACACAGAACACCAGTTTTACAGGTGCTGCCGGGGAACTCATCTACACAACGGACGACAAAAAACTTCACGTACATGACGGATCGACCGCAGGTGGTACGATTGTTAGCGGAGGAAGCGGAGACATTACTGCTGTTATCGCTAGTACCGGACTGAGTGGAGGAGCTCCTACTGGAGACGCTACATTAAGCATAGCAAACGGTGGAGTAGACACCACTCAATTAGCTGACGAGGCTGTAACTTCCGCAAAGCTTGCGACTACCTTAGACTTCGGCTCAATCGTATAATATCATCATGGCAAACATAGAAGTAAAACTTAGAAGAGGAACAGACACCGAGCACAGTAGCTTTACTGGAGCTGAAGGTGAAGTAACAGTAGATACAACAAACGATACGCTTAGAGTACACGACGGTACAACTGCTGGTGGTGTTCGTTTAGCAAAGCTCAGTGAAGCAGGTTTATCTGCTATAGCAAACCTTAGTGCACTTGGTAATGTAAGCGGTGCTAGTGCTGTCCCTGTAGCTATTGATATAAAAGACGAGGATGCGATGACATCTAACTCTGCCACTGCACTTGCTACACAGCAAAGCATTAAGGCGTATGTGGATAGTAATGCAGGTATGCCAACTGGAACCGTTTCTGCTTTTGCTGGTAGTGCTGCTCCTACTGGTTATGCGTTGTGCGACGGGTCGGCTGTTAATAGGACAACTCAAGCTGCTTTGTTTTCTGTTATCGGAACGACTTACGGTATTGGTGATGGTTCTACTACATTCAATCTGCCCGACCTTCGTGGACGAGTAGTTGCTGGATTAGGTGAAAGCTTATTAGGTGCTACTGCTGACGAACTTGGTGATGATAATGGTTTGATTGCTAATACGAAGGAACACACGCTTCTTGAAACTGAGTTACCAGCACACGATCACTTTACTCTTAATAATAATGCGGGAAATAGTGGAAACTCTGTGGACACTACTAATTCAGCATCTTTTTCTACAAGTTTCGGTGGCGATTCTAGTTACCAAATGGCAGCACCTACTGCGGATCCTGTAGCAAACATAGGCCTATCTAGTGAAACAGGCGGAGGACTCGCTCACCCCAATGTCCAGCCAACCATTATCCTTAACTACATTATTAAAACATAAGCGATGATCGACTCTGTTGCTGACTTTATTAACACCTTTATTGTTGTAGCATTTGGCTTAATAGGGTGGGTTATCAAACGCATAGTTACACGCTTAGACGTTGGTGATAAACGACTTACAAAGATAGAAGTAGAGTTAGCTACACAGAGAGAAAGAGACGCTGCTGTTGAAAGTAGAATAGGTAAAGTTGAAACTGCAATCAATGAGATGCACAACAAACTTGACCGCATGATGGAGATATTAATTAACAAATGAGTCTATATAAAAACATTAATAAACGTAAGAGCTTAGGCATTAGCCGTAGCAAGAAGAAATCTACGATCACACCAAAGGCTTACGCTAATATGAAGCGTGGGTTTAAGAAGCCCTAATAATTAGTGGCTAGACCGTACAGAAGACCTCGTGTTGTTAGACCGAGTCCATTAATCGCTCAATACAATACACTTGGTGCGGTTGCTGCTGGTGGTGTAACGGAAGCGGTAACTACAGCAACAGCTGCTAAAGTAGTGACAGATTCCATTACAGCTGACCCGGACATCATTGGTTTGAGTGGTGGTAATGCACCGTTGAGTGACCCACAGATCGATTCTTTAGGAGCAACTGCTAGTGATAACTTAGATGTTTACAACGGAGGAGGAGCATAACAAATGGCAACTTTTAGTAAAAGAATACAACTTAGAAGGGACACCGCAGCTAACTGGGTATCCGAGAACCCTGTACTTTTAGAAGGTGAACTGGGCCTTGAATTGAATGACAGTCGTAACAGGATTAAGATCGGAAACGGTTCGGACGCTTGGAACGACTTACCTTACTTCTTAGATGCACGTGAAGAGGAAGTCGGAGATTACAATGACTTCTTAGATGGTTTAAGCACACCGTAACGAGAGAGAGAGAGAGATGAGTACATTATTTGCACAGTTAGGAGCTAAGGTAAAGACCCAGCTTGATACTAAATTAAGCACGTCAGGAGGCACGATTACCGGGAACTTAGTTCTTGGCGGTACGCTTCAAGTAGCTTCTTACAGCACTTCTAACTTACCAACAGCTGGTACAAGTGGGACTGTTATATTCGTCAGCGATGGTGATAACGGAAGTCCTTGTATGGCAATAGATAATGGAACTGATTGGTTAATTAGTAGCCTTGGCGACGCTATAGGGAACTTCCTTACCTCTGAAGGGGGAGATGCTTTGACTACCGAGTTAGGAGAAGCCTTACTGTTTGAGCCTCAGCCTTGACACCTATTAGCTGTTCTTATAACCTTTAGATTATATTTGAACTCGTAGCTATAACTGTTGCGAATTTCGGTTAACCTCAAAAAGAAAGTATATATATTATGTCTAGTTTGCTTACCCAGTTGGGTCAAAAAACAAAAGTAGAGCTTGATAAGAAGCTCGCCCTTGCTGGCGGAACCATGACTGGGGCTTTGACCCTTAGCGGTGCTCCTACAGCCAACCTTCACGCCGCTACCAAGCAATATGTTGACGGAGAAATCTCAACTGTTAGCTCCAGCGTTTCTACTAACGCCAGCAACATCTCCACCAACACAAGCAACATCAGTGGTCTTCAAACTGAACTTGACGCTACTCAAGCTGGTGCAGGTCTAGGTGCTAATGGTGCTTACACAGCTAATGGTTCTGCCAACTACATCAGTTCGGTAACAACTCTTCAAGCTGCTGATAACGCCCTTGACGCTCAGATCAAAACAAATGCTGATGCAATTGCTTCTAACGATACTGACATTTCTACCTTACAATCTAACGTAAGCTCGAATGACTCGGATATCGCTACTCTTCAGACTAACGTTAGCTCCAACGACAGTGACATCAGCTCACTTCAATCTGACGTTTCAACTGCTCAGTCTGACATCACCACCCTTCAATCGAACGTAAGCTCGAACGACAGCGACATCGCTACTCTTCAGTCTAACGTTTCGTCGAATGATAATGACATCAGCACCTTGCAAAGCAACGTTTCCAGTAACGATACTGACATCTCTGCTCTGCAAACTAAAGCTGGTTCCCTCGCTTCTGACGGTAACTCTGCTTCATTCAGTGGTGACATCTCAGCTGCTAACGCTGTATTCTCCGGCAACTTAACAGTACAAGGAACAACTACTTCCGTACAGACCACCAACATCGATGTTTCTGACTCGTTGATGAATCTGTCTAAAGGTGCTGCTTCTGGTGCTAACGCTTCTAATGACGGTGGTTTCATCGTTGAGCGTGGTTCTTCCGAAAGCAATGTTGCATTCATCTGGGACGAAGGAGACGACAAGTTCAAGGTTCTCTCAACCTCCGCAACTGCTGCTTCTTCCGACATCTCCGGAACTGACGGTTCGGCTGCTCTTGCTGATCTTGATGCTAACCTCTACCACAACGGTACAGCGTTAGGAACAGTCGCTGAGTTTGAATCTGCTTTAAGCTAAATTTTAACTCATCATCCATTAAAGGGGCGGTTCTTAGGAGCCGCCTCTTTTTGTTTACAAAGATAACAACCTTTATTACTATAACACTATGCTCAGTCATAAAGAGGGAAGTAAACTGCACGACAAGATTGCAGACGCATATAGGAACAGTATAGATATGATGGACGAACACGGAGAGTACAACGCTGCTCTACTTAACGGTGCTCGTCAGTTCCTGAAGGATAACAATGTTACTATGGACAGTGGCTTAGGAACACCCTTACAAGCGTTAAACAGTCAGATAGAAGCGTTACCATTTGAAGAAGAACAACATCGAGATACCACCCAAGCTCAAGGACTTTAGAAACTTTCTATACCTAGTTTGGAAACACCTTAATCTACCAGATCCTACACCGCTTCAATACGATATAGCGGAGTACATGCAACACGGTCCTAAGAGATCGTTAATCATGGCGTTCCGTGGTGTAGGTAAGTCCTGGGTATGTAGTGCGTATGTAGTACACCAGCTACTGCTAGACCCGTCTAAGAACATACTTGTTGTATCAGCCAGTAAGAATAGATCAGACGACTTCTCTACGTTTACCCTTCGTATCATTCAAGAGATTCCTATTCTTCAAGGATTAAAGCCATCAGAGAACCAACGCTTCAGTAAGATAGCTTTTGATGTAGGCCCTGCTCCGGCAGCTCACGCTCCCTCCGTTAAGTCATTAGGTATAACATCACAGCTTACAGGTTCTCGTGCTGATATAATCGTAGCAGACGACGTAGAAGTCCCTAACAACTCAGCTACACAAGGAATGCGTGACAAGCTAGACGAACAAGTAAAAGAGTTTGAAGCTATCCTTAAACCCTTAGACACCTCTCGCATCCTCTTCTTAGGTACTCCACAGTGTGAAGACTCTATCTATAACAAACTTCGAGAAAGAGGCTACAACGCTCGTATATGGCCTTCTGAGTATCCTAACGCTAAAGAAGCTGCTTACAACTATGCTGGCGATCTAGCACCCCTTCTAGCGGACGCTATAGACGAAGACACTGTAGGTACTACAACAGAACCTCTTAGATTCTCTGACTTAGACTTAGAAGAACGTAAGATGTCCTACGGACGTACAGGATATGCTCTACAGTTCATGCTTAATCCTAAGCTATCAGATGCTGATCGATACCCATTAAAGATTAACGATCTTATTATAATGGATGTAGATGTAGACTTAGCTCCTGAAAAAGTAGTGTGGTCTAGTGACGACGATAACACAGATAGAGAACTACCTAATGTAGGACTCAGTGGAGACCGCTATAGACGACCTTCTAATACTGTAGGTGATATGATACCTTATACCGGTTCTGTACTCTCTATCGATCCCTCTGGACGTGGTAAGGATGAAACAGGTTATGCAGTAGTTAAAATGCTTAACGGTCAACTATACGTTCCCGATGCTGGAGGTATAAAAGGTGGATACGACGAAAAGACGTTAAAGCATCTGGTCGCTATAGCTAAGGATAACAAAGTTAATAAAGTAGTTATAGAGTCTAACTTTGGAGACGGTATGTTTATGGAGCTTATAAAGCCTCTATTTAGAACAAGCTATCCAGTAACTATAGAAGAGGTACGTCATAACAAACAAAAGGAACTTCGTATAGTAGATACTTTAGAACCAGTTCTTAATAGCCATCGCTTAATCATAGACCCTTCTGTTATAACATATGATTATAAATCAGCTCTTACCTATCCTATAGAACAACAAACTAGATATATGCTGATGTATCAATTATCTAGAATAACAAGAGATAGAGGTAGCTTAGTTCATGATGACCGTCTAGATGCTCTATCTATAGCTATAGCTTATTGGGTAGAACAAATGGCTAATGATGTAGATCAAAGTATGTTAGATCGTAAACAAGAACTACTACATAAAGAACTTCAAACGTTTACTGATAGCTTCCATAAGACTAATAACAAAGTTGTAGCTAACCTTTGGATGTGAGTCGCTCTACTGTTGTAGACACACCTATCCTTAAAAACGTGCGTTATAACGAAACCTTCAATACTTAAAACGTATAAAGCTATAAGAGGTAACGATTGAAAGAAACAAGTAGCTATAGTAGCTTTAACGTTAACGCTGTACTTACGCATGTGCTTTTACGCTTAAAGAGGACGAGCTAATGAACCTTATATATAGCTATAGCTTATGAAACCTCTAACGAAACGTTGTACTTACGCCTTTACTTACGTAATACTAATTATAACGATCTCAAGCCGAAGGAAAATTGTCAACCCTAAAAGTTAAATCACTAAGTAAAAAAGTATAATACTTATAACCTAGTACATCTTCTCAACTTTTGTTATAGTACAGTCGTTATGGATATAAACGAACAGACAGACACTTTTCAATACGAGCTATTCAAACTTATACATAGGTTCAAGAATGAATACGATCTTAACGATTACACGATAGCAGGTAGCCTGGACTTCGCTAAACTGTCTGTACTGACTGAAACAGATGATGTTATCTTTACAGGGGATGATATAGTAGAAGACGATCTAGACGACCTATCGCCGATGTTCTAAATCCAGAAGACTGACTCCCAAGCGTACACAGGAAAAGACGTAGGAGGCTTCGCTATAGGTATAGGATCACATTCAGTAAAGGTTGCCATTAACATATACGTATAACGTAGCACAAACGACACGCACCGTCGAAAGGTTTGATCGAAAAAATCTGAGGGGCTTACGCTATATACGCGTGCGTTAATTACCCCACGTGTACCCAGGTAGATTCTTATAGGGGAGGGGGTATTACTTCGCACTATAGTCATTATGTCTAATAGTAAGTACTTGATAGTCAGCAACTTAGTGTTATACTGGTGTAAATACGGGTAGTTTGATGACGATTAAATAAGTATGAACTTATGTATTTAGTATAAGTAGTACGCTTATTGCAAGTAAGTTGCGTTTAGTCGTATATGTGTTTTTGCTTTCTTGGTTCAACTTTTGTGTCATTGTGTCACACTGTGCCGTCACACTTGTGCCATTATGTCACACTTAGAATTGGTAGTTTTGTTGATAATCAACGACTTATGAATCGGTAATAACTGGCACGGCCTTTGCTTAATATGGGCAGTTCTTTCTCAGTCCTCCGGGGCTTCATATAAATAAACCAAACCAATAAATAAATAAGTAATATGAACAACATACAAAACGCTACTGCTAAGATCAACGACATCATCGCTAAAGTGGATTACATGAACACCAAGCTAGACGCTAAGATCAATCAATCAAAACACGCTAAGATGACTAATGATTTACGCCGGATAATGCGAGGCAATCAACCTAAGCCGTCCGCCAGCAAAGTGGATATCATTGAAGCACTACGAGCAATCCAAGCGGTAAACGCTTAACACATTTAAACCTCACCTTTAAACGGGTGGGGTTTTTTTGTACCCAGGTAAATCGCTGTGAATAACCTTTATAATTATGTGTTTGACAGCTTACCTGTCCGTATATTTAACCGAGCAAGTGACGGGTGCAGTTTACCTGTCCGTAAAAACCAAATAAACACCAAAACCAATACATATATGAAAAAAACAATTACAGAATATGACTTCATTCGCTCATTTGACGAATACAACAGATCAAACAACTTTAGCACCAAAGCTCGTAAAGAGTTATTCCAGTACTTAGAAGAATGCGAGGCTGATAGTGGTACAGAGTTCGAACTTGATCCAATAGCTCTTTGCTGTGATTACACAGAATACGACTCTATCAAAGAATGTGTTGAGGATTTTAAACACCTTGACGAGTTTGAGATGTGTGAGTCTAGCGATGACTATCGAGATGTATTTGCTTGTCACACTCAAGTTGTTACTTGGGATGACGATTGCGTATTAATCCAACACTTCTAAAACCATGAACAACCCAGAAATAACTAAACTTGACCGCATCATCTGTAATTCTTTCCCTTTGTTATATCTAGGGGGCTGGCTACTGGTGGTGCTAAGCATCATTTTTTCTTAATTAATCCTAACCTTAAACTACAAATACCATATGAATAATCTATCCGACATTAGAAACATTGAGCAAATCATAGAGAATACAAAGGAAGCCATAATTTACTGGCAAGAGGATCCGACATATGTGGACTGGCTTAGAAATGAATTAAGCAAATGCTATGCAAAGCTAAATAAACTGGAGCAATCGACATGAAAATAGAACAACCAAGCGATAACTCTCTTTATGTCACCATTGGCAACTTTACTTACTACTTTGATGATTCAATAGATGGTGAGTGCTATGTCGATAGATGGCACAAAGATGATGATGATATAAATGACCCTAAACTTTTACAAACAACCGAAAACGAATAAACCAAAATGAAGATACTTGTTTTAACTATCCGTGCACACGGGGAAGAAGATGATATATATGTCTTTGATAACCGAGAAGTGAATGTCTTACCTACCATTAAAGAATGGCTTAAAGATAACGATATAAAGATAACCTTACCAATCCATGTAACCGACACTTACAGCTTCATGGATTGGTTTTACGATGCCGAGAATAGCCTTGAAGATTGTTACGATTTCTTTGTCAGCCTTCAATACAAGGAGCTGTTATCCGAATGAGCGTAACCTACTATCTAACCGATCACAACGGCAACCAGATTGCTTTCTTTTATCGAGTCGATAACGAGCGATACAGTACCTGTCCGAATATCCTTTGGGCTTGCCGTCAGTACCCGCAGTTTCAAGGAACGGCTAGTAGCAAGGGAGACTTCATAGAGCAAGCCAAGCAAACCTTAAAGGAAATTAAAAAACTAAGTGTACCTGTCCGTAGCTCTAAGAAATGTACCGACTGCGATATAAGCTTGCAAGGCATGGAGAACGAATCCAATGTCTGCGATGAATGCAACCCGATAACCGAATAACTTACAAATGACAACTGACCCCGAAAACTTACCGAGTCTTGATGACGAATCGTTACAAGCTCTCATCACGCACTACACCGGCTTAAAGTACAAGCTAACCGACAATTTACGTGTCCGTGAAAGATTAGTAGAGCTACAAGACGAACAACTAAAACGCCAGATCGAATCCCTCGGTAATTACGAGCCGATCGGTGACGATTTAAAGAACCAACTGAATAACCAATGACCGAAGGAGAATATATAATTATGACAAGTCTTACATTCCTAGCCATCATCTTAATAATAATAATCTTTACAGCTTGGATGTACCGTGATTAGAACAGGCTTATTTACTACTAACCGATCTTGGGACATACCCGAAGAGATAAAATATAATAAAATGAACAACTACGACAACTGGCTGAACAGCGACAACCCAATTGATCTTGAATATGAAGAAGAAAGAAGAGAAGAAGAAAAAAGAGAATTACTACTGGACGATCTTGCGGGTTTTGATACCGAAGAAGAAATCCAAGATTACCTGTCCGAAAACAACCTTGAAGACCCAAGAGATTGATCAACCTTTCGTAGTGGACGGGCAGTTTTGGGAGGCGGAGAACGACATACTGAGACATGAGTAAATTTGACATAAATGAAGAGATAACTGACTGTCCGTTTGACTGGAGCGGTATTGATCATCGAGCTATATCAGATGGATGGTATCACTTTTGGGGGGAGACTCAGATCACTAGCTTTGAGACGGATAAGAAGGGTAGGTATGTACGGGATGAGGAC